CCTGTGGATACTCTGCTGCAGGATTTGCTTCACTTCCAACATCTAGATATTTTCTCAAAGTTCTTCTACGTGTAAACTTGGCACCAAGCATATCTTCATATGTAAAAACAAATGGAGCAAATGTTAAAAGAGCATTTGAAACTCTTACTCTTGGTCTTGGCATAGGACCTTCACCAGTTATATCAAAACCTTCAGCTTCCATTTGAATTGGTTGATAAGTTCTACTATTAAATTCAATTGGAGTATAATCTTCTTTAGTTCCTTCTGTAAAATATAAAACTGTTCCTGCTGAAACATTTGATAGATCAATTTCATAGAGAAATATCATCTCTCCCATTGCTGCTTTTTGAACATCTTTTGCAATGTCACTTTGAAACGTCATATATTATACTCCTTATAAATCAAATACTTCTAGGAAATCAGCTGATAAAATATATTTTGAATTTCCAGGATGTGATGTGGTCCACTTCTTACAAGTGAATTTTTTAGTTGTAATCTCACCAGGAGGAATGAAAGTGAAAGATTGGTAACCACCACGATCATCAAGAAAATCTGTCATTTCAAAATATGATGTTGAATCTAAACAAGTCCATTCTAGACTCCAGGTATCAACAATAGTATTGATTCCATCACCTGCACGTTGGGTATATCCATCACCAAATTGTGCCTCAAGAATTCTTGTATCTGTATCTTTTCCAGATGATTTAACTGGAGTTATAGTTGTTGGAAATGCTGCCATTATCTTCCTCCCCTATTAAGTATTCCACCTGGTCTTGTTTCTTGAAGAAGTGTCATCTTTGTTTGATTTGAAATCATTTGTGCTATATTCATTCCCATTCTTTTTTGATTTCCTGGATCACCACCTCCACCTTGTCCTTGAACATTTACAGTATTTTGAATTGTTAGATTAGTTACTCCGCCTCCTGAACCCATACTTCCAGGGACAATTGTTCCTGTCTTGTTTGGTATAAATAATTCAGGTCCTCTCTCTCCAACTAAATGTGCTCTGCCTGCAGTTGCAGTTCCACCACCAGCTAATGCAGGAATAACAGGAGTGCCTCCACCAAATAATCCACCAACACCACCTATGATAGCACTTAATGCTTTTGATGCTCCTAACTTAACCAAGTCTTCAAGAATAGATGTTATCATTCCTGTAAAACCTTCTTGAATTGAAGTTGTCCCTTTTACTATTCCTGTAAATACATTTTCAAACGAACTAGACATTGCATTTAATGCATCTGTAACAGGTTGACCTCTCTTATCTTCAAATGGTATATTGACAGTAGGTGTTTTATTTTCAACTCCACTAAAGAATGTGTCCATCTCACCTGATAATTCATTAATTTTATCACTCAATGGAGCAACACTTGAACCTTCACCTTTAAATTGAATTAAAACTTCACCACCTTGTTCCTTTGAAATTATATCCAACATTTCTTTATATTTGTCAGTTAACTTTCTAACTTTCTTTGCGTGGTCATCAGCATCTTCATCAAGTTTTAGATATGCATCAAAATTTCCAATCGTATACATATGCTTAGCTAATGATTCATATGCTTTAGCTAACGCCTGTGCCTTCTCTAATTTTCCCTTTACTTCTAATGCTTCTTCTAGGTCATTTACCTTAATAAAATCGCCTATATCATCAAATTTATCTCTAATGTCTTCAAGTCTATTTTCATACTCATTAAGTAAGGTTTCAGATGTTTCAAAACCACCAACTTTAGATTCACGAGATTCAAACCATTTATCAAGTTCATCCATATCAGTTAGAAATACTTTATTTGCATTTCTAACTTTATCTAATTCTTTAATCATATCTTCGCCAAGTTCAAGTTTTGGACCCTTTTGCATAACAGAAACTGTTTTTTCAAATTCTTTTTGTAATTCTAATGCTTTATCTTTCACATCTTGAGGAGCATTCCAACTATTGTATGTTTTCTTAAGGTCATTTAATGTTTTCACATATGCTGCTGCAGCTTCTTTAAATTCATCTGTTTGTCTAATTTCAGGAGCGAATCTTTTAGCTCCAAGATTTGATTCCTCAGCTGAAGCGCCATAATCCTCCCTATCAATCAGTTCCAGTTCCGCATGTTCTATCTTTCCAAAACCAACTCTGGCAACCTTGCCAACTACTTCACTAACTGCTTCTCCAAGGTCTTTTGCTTTCTCAACACCCTTCACCATAAAGTCAACCAATACAGTTAACTTTTCTACTAATTTAGTTATTGCTGGAACAACAACCTCACCTAATGATATTGCTAATTTTTCAAATGATGCACTTAATGCTTCTGTTTGAGATTTATATGTTTTTGATTGTTTCCCAAATGCTTCAGCAACTGTTCCTGAAGACTTATTCATAGCACTCATAGCACCTATGAAATCACCTTTACCTTTTCCTGTCAGAACAAGTAAAGCATTCAATGCTTCCATACTACCAAAGAGAGTTGCCATTTTAGCTGTGCTACCTTTAGTGGCAGTTGAAACATCATCAAGAAACTTCACAAGACCTTTTGATTTCAATGCTGTAGCGTCAAATTGTAATCCAAGTTCCTCTGCTAATTTAGCTCCTTGACCTGAAGGTTTAACAATACTACCAAATGCAGTTTTTAAAGATGAAACTGATTCACTTGTCTTAATACCTGCTTTAGTTGTAGATGCTAGAGCTGAAAATAATTCTTCTTGAGATACTCCAGCATTTGATGCAAGTGTTGCAACCTTACCAATTGATGATGCTAATTCTTGGTATGTGGTTTTACCAAGTTTAACAGCTGTGAACATTCTATCATTGATTGCACCAATATCTTCAGCTGATTCCCCATAAGCATTCATGATAGTTGTGCCAGCATCAACAGCAGTAAATACATCTGCTAAACCAGCTTTAGCTGCCTCTGCTGATTTAGCAACAAACTGTACAGCTTTTGCAGGTTCTACACCAGCGGAAAGTGCTTGATAAAGACCTTTTGTGAGTTCTGTTGTGGAACCTAAAATGGAGGGCAGTGCGAGGAGTTCACCTTTTAATTTTTCCATTGATACCGTATTTGTATCAACTAGAGTGGAAACATTTGCTAACTCTGCTTCAAAATTAGCATATACTTTTACAACTTTGCCAATACTTACAGCAACAGATCCAACAGCTACAGCAACAGCAGCTAATTGTGGAGGAACTTTTGTAAAAGCAGAAAGCATCGTTCCACCACTTGCAGCAGCAGCAGTTCCTGTGGATTTTAAACTCCTATTTATTTTACCTGTTGCCTTTTTTACTACTCCCGACGCTTTGTCTACGACTACGTATTCTTGTTCTATTCGTCTTGCCATCCTGTGACTCCTCGCTACGTTTCGATAGATAAACGCTTAAGTATAATATTATTTTTCGTAATGTCTTAATTTTATCTTGAATACCTTCTAATTCCATTATTGAAATAATTGAATCTGTATTAAATCCAGACATTTGATTGACAAAGGAGTTTTGATAGTAGGAGATTAGTTCCATCACTTCATAATTTTCAGGAATAGCTAAAACGAATCCACATTTGATACAGTCTGGTTTATTACCAGAAAACATCATCTTTGTAATTTGACAATCCTCACAACTTATGCTTCTTGCTTTGTCTCCTTTCCAGGTTGCGAGGTCGAGGAGTTTTTTATTTCTTTCTCCGAAACAACTTGCACTTTTAATGAAATTGCACGATTAACAACAAGAGTTGCCATTTCAAAATCTTGATTGAACACTCTTGTCTTATTTTCATCGTCACAAGGCATTAATTTATCATCTGTGGAATCTAGAATACCTTTCCAATCTATAACACAATTAGTAAAAATATCATATAATTCTTGAATACCAAAAGTATCTCGTGATGGAACTTTAGTCAAATTCAAAAGTGAAAATGGTTGAATTTTAATCTTAACTTCTTTGTCATCTTCAAACGGTGTAAACCATTCTGATTTTTTTTGCTTTGTATTAAACCTTCTCATTATAACTCCTTTCTTCCATAATGTTTTCTCAAAATTCTAGCTGTTGGTAATCCACATTTAAAACAATCAGGAGGATTGTTCCCAACCATCTTTTTAGTTTCAATACATTCGATACAGATAAGTCCATTCCTCTTAAAATACCAAATCATAAACGCAAGAAAATCATACAGGTTACATCCTTTGAAGTGATTGAATAATTGGAGAGGAGACATTATTCTGTCATCTCTTTTTCTGAAATTAAATGTCTGTTGGGTCATTATACTGACTCCTATTTAAATTTACTTATTAGGGATATCTCTTGATAGGTCCATTACCAGTAACACTCATTGTAAATGAAACAATTGAATTGTTATCTGCTGTAAAGTTATAACTATCAATGTATAGACCTGCTTCAGGGTCAGCTACAAGATCACTTGCAAAATAAGTAGTTGAATCAATGTAGAATCTCAAGTTATTAATCAATGTTCCACCTTCTGCAGCATCAACTAACGTTGCTTGTGAAGCATCATCAAGATCCAGGTGACCATTAATA